CAGTAGCTAAATATCTTATTTGTTCTAGCAATACATCAGGCTCAAGACTACCGAAGTGGTTGTATAAAAAAAGATTGCGTGTTGATGTGAGGTTATCAAACGCAATCCGCAGATCATCTTTAGTTATGCCATCTTCATTTAAGTGCAAAGGAATATTCAAGTCAATACCTACTAGGCCTTGAAGAGTTCTTTGTACTGATTCTTCCAACCCAATGTAACCAACCTTTAGATTTCTTTTTAAGAAGTGATAACATAGCTCCCTGCATATTGTTGATTTACCTGCACCACTAGCACTAGCTACTGTAAAGATCTGACTAGGAAACAAACCTTTTGTGTATTCGTTTAACTTTGGAAATGGAAAGTCTGATACTGGTTTACTTGTTTCTTTAGTAAACAAATCCCAAGCGTCTGCTGCATTAATAAGAGAGTCAGGTCTTACTGGTCTAGCTTTCCATAGCCTATCTTTTATAAGATCACCCTCTCCTGATACAAGATGATCGTTAACGTCATTACGATCTAGTCTTGCTATAGCAACCTTACCTCTTGGTAATACCTCCATACATTTATCTGCTGCTTTCATACCTGCAACATCATTGTCAAAGCAGATAACGATACGACAAAAACTATCAAGCCATTTGTAGTTTGCTGCTAAATACTTAGCTGCTGACTGCACTCCTGATGGTATAGAAACACAAGGAAATTTATTACCTTGTATCTGACTAGCACTCATGCAATCTATCTCACCTTCGCAAACAGTTAGAAAGACAGAACCATTACCTCCATGCTGTCTCCATAAATGCTGACCCCATAGTTGTACCTTTGACATATCACCTATCCATATAAACTTCTTATCTTGAAAGCGTATGTGCTGTGCAACGTCATTACCTTTTTGATCTTTATATGTAGCTACCTGTACTGGTTGTCTTCTATACTCCGACATACCATATCCAAATAGTTCTGAAGTTTCTTTTGTGATTCCACGTTTAGGTAAAGCAATCGGTGTTACCTTTAATAGCTGTGGGTTTGGTTTGTAGATAGGAATGATCTTACTGGTCACTGGTTTTTCTTTTTTGTTTGGGTAGTAGGTGTAGCCACAGTCCATAGTGAAGCAATGGTGGTGTCCATCATCAAAGACTGCACAGTTTTTTTTACCGCATTCAGGACAGACTATCTTATTCTTGTATTGACTCTTCATCTAAATTACATTTGTGTTCTTTTAAACTGACATCAACCCATGTGATTCCATTAAAAACTCGCCACATATTATTAACTGGATCTAAAAATGTATCACCTGCTTTAGGATTTTCTGGTTGTGGATAAGTCATACCAATCATCAGGAATAAATTTGTCACAGTATTGGAACCCATGTCTCGTACACCAATCGGCATACGAGATGGACTTCTTGGCTTTGGATAGTTTGGTTCTACTATTTTGAAAGCAGAATCTTATATCTAAGTCGGGTCGTTTCTTCTTAATCGCAAGATGTTTTCGTCTATCTTCTTTTGAGAAGTAACCTTTTGTCTCAACAATAAAATTGTCGAGGATAAAGTCAGGCTTGTAGCAGCAAGTAATTTCATAGTCAATGCTGATGGTTTCATAGGTAAATACAATTTTCTTTTTATTTAAGTTGTCAGCAAACGTAGCTTCAAACTTACTCTTGTATTTAGAAGTCGGCTGCTGTTGACGCAGTACTTTTCTCTTCATAACTACTCGGTGAATCTGCTTGAAAGTCTGGGCTGCCTGTCCATTCAACGTGCTTTCTAACTATGACTTGTAAAGGTTGGCATCTAATACCGACACCATTAGCACCTGCGTCATAACCACTACACTTCATAGACATTTGGCCTTCTGTCATAGGACTAATCTTTTCATACTCCTTCTTTTCTTCATCTGTCATTAGACGTAAAGGATCTTCGTTAGCCCAGAAAGTAACAGGTGGATTAGTCCATACATCACCATTCTGTTTTACACCACCAGCCTTCTTGCTTGTTCTGATTACAAGGTAATCATCTTCAAGAAAGTAAGGTAATGATGGTTCGCCATGTTTGTTTTTTGTAAGACTAAACTTTCTGTCTGGATAATGTTCTTTCAAAGCAACTTTCCATCTTTCAAGTAACCCTTCTAGTTGTTCAAAGATATGCTCTACTGCATCAACCTCTCTACCTAGTTCATCTTTCATCATTATGCCTTTCTTGATAAGACACTCTGCTTTATATTTCTTGATACCCTTGTACTCGTCAGGGGTTACAAGATATGAATACCTAAAGTTTGTAGGATTCGGTGTGACTATCTTAATAGTCTCAGGCTTGAGTTCTTCCATGTTTGTTACCTTGGTTTGGTTTCCTTTTTAATCCGTCTATAAAAGACGTTCCTTAACTATACCTTGATCTCTTGTCATGTAAATATATATGGTGCTGTCAACACATCTGTAATGTTATAGTCTCCCATATCTAGTGCTGATGGTAACTTGCTAGTATCACTGAGTTGTTGTGTTGTTTGATGGTATAAATTATCTAGATTGTTGTCGCTATAAATTTTAAAGAAACTTTGCTTTACACATTCGATAAACCTTTGAAGCTCACTAGCTGGACTGCCATAGCAATCATGTATGACACAAAAGTTTTTTAGTCCATGCTTGCTTGCTTCTACTAAACTCATGTGACAATGTGCAGCATCAAGACTATGTATATAATTACTAGGAAAACCCTGTGCCTGTTTGCGTTTATCTATATCATAAAGGTTATCAGTTGCTAAAGATAATTTAATACTTGAGTTACCCATTTTTGTAGTTACCCTTTTTATTTGATTTTTAAAATAATTTTGTTTTACTAAAAACCCTGATGGTGTATGCCAAGAGATAGGTTTGTTTTCTTTGTTGAAACATAAAGCTGTAGTCTGCAAGTACTTCAATACCTCATAGCTTTCTGGGGTAACATACTTAACTGCCTGTTCAATCATGGTTGCTAAATAAAAATTATTCTTAAAATTTTTTGCCATAGAAACATTTTCATTTACAAAATATTTTTCTATGTAGTTTGCTATGCCGAATGTAGTTGAGTTGTACGGAATCATAAGCACAGGTTTTTTTATAAACTTTCTTGTCAACTTATCTTTTTGTGCGTACCAGATTGGTGCTTGTTCAGACTTGTCATACTTCAACAGCATCAAGAGAACATCAAGTATTTGTTTATATAAATCCTGTGGTTGTTTTACATTTTGTAGGTTAACTTTGTTAGCTAGATGTTGATTAGATATAAGACCTGCTATGTGCTGATAGCCATTATTCGTACCATCAAGACAGCAGACATGATGAGATACATAGCCATACCCTTCGCATTGAAACTCGCACCACTCTTTACACCAAGCAAGAAACTGAAAAGGTTCTTTTGCTTTACCCCATATACCAACATTACCTATCGGGTCTTTATAAACTTCTTCTGCCAGATCAGTTCCTTCTATGTAAGCCCACTCTAATCGTTCCTCATAGGTATGTTTATTAAGACCCCAGTGGTTAGCACCTGCAATAGCTAACCAATTTAAGTCTTGTTTAGTCTTTATCTCTGCACCTTTATGGAATCTATGTAACCCTCTTGCTATGTCATTACCTTGTGGGTGGAAGTGTGCCGTAAGTGGGTACATACGACCAGTAAAATCAAACTGATAAACGTGATAAAATTTTTCATCACAATATCTTTTTGCTGTATCAATCATGGATAGTATTTGATAACGCTTGACCATATTCTGTGCGTTCATATCATGGATTAAAGAAGCCATATACCGCCACTCTTTTCGTGCTTCCTTATTGGTATCTATATC